TCATAACCGCTTGGTTGGGAGTTCGAGTCTCTCCGGGCCCACCATTTTCCTTATATTTTGAACGGGTTGGTGCGATTCCGTATAGCAAGTCGATACATCATCGATCATTGCGCATTCCTTGGATTTTTCTCATTGTTGCCTGTAGCGCGTTTTTGGAATTTTGACACCTGAGACTGGAATTTTGCTAGTTCCGGTTTGCGTGTCAAAATCGGTCCGATGTCACTTAAGCGTCGTGACCATACGCACCTTTACCCCTCCTGATCACCCCTAACGAAGCCCAGAAGGTTTTGTGAACATCGATCAACGACGTGCTCTTAAGTTGGTCACGGTTCATTTGGGGTTGATCGATGTACGACCACTGTCGACCAAGGTGCGGCTCGGGCTTAACGCCGATTAAGCCTACAAGGTAGAAAATCAGCAAGATGTCCTCCACAAACTCCTGCCAATCTGACTTGCCCTCAAGATAGAAATTTTCCGCTGAAATGAAAATTTCGTCTCGCGCGCCATTACCTTCTAGAATTGATATGGCGGCTTTCTCAGCTCTTTCCGCTCCCAGGCTCTCGATCGTAAATGGATTGTCCACACGGCTGAGGAGCGTGGTCGCACGGAGTAGGTTAGGATAATCTCTGCGCCACTCATCGCCTAGAGACTGTAAACGTTGTTGGGAGTACTGAACCTCCGCTTGTCTTATTAAGGCGGCCGTTATGCGGGTAGTGCCCTCAGCACGCGCGATACACTCGTTTAAAAAAATAATCGCCTCGCGAGGCCTGAAGAACGTTCTGTCCAACATGTACTCGGCCGCCGTCCGTTGCTCGATTTGATTTGCCGGGAGGATGCTGTTCAAACTTACACCCTCGCGTGTGTATTGACGTTTAAACATGGTCTGGACCCGCTTCTCGAGCATCTCTAACAATTGAGTCCGGTTCCATCGAAGCGCCAAATACATCGCTCGATATTTTTCTTCTTGGAAGCCAGCCGTGGGCGTTTCTTTGATCATACGGTAGTGAATGTCAGTCCTCAACGCGATGATGATCTTTACGTTTTGAACGCGCTTGAACGTTTTCACGGTCTCGATCAGAGCCTTGATCAATTTGAATCGGACGTGGTCGCTGACCCATGACTCATCAAGCCGATCAATAACGATGTAATATTTTTTCTGCTTGTTATCGAAAATGTTTTCGCTCAGCAGATTAATGACGTCGTGGAGCTCCTTGACTTGGACCGCATTAACGACGCGATTTCCGCACTCCCGAACTTCAATAACCTGCTCTTCACTCAATTTTTTTGCGCCCTCTGCACCGAGTGAAACAAACGAGAGTGCTGCTGTAGCTGAGGCCTTTAGGTCGGTTTCGAGCTTTCGAGTGAACTCTTTTGTCCGGTACTCTGTTTCTTCCCAGAATTGATCACCCCATTCTCGCAGGTATTTGAGCGCTCGCTCTTTGACGCGATCACGTGTGAAGAGTTCTCCCAGCCTATCTAAAAAGAAGCGTTGCTTTTCCGCGTTGTTGATTTCGTATCGCATCTTAAGCAATTCGACGGTTAGGATATGCCTCCAGAGCAATGAGTAAAATACATCCAAATTAACACCGGCAGCTTCGAAGAACTTAAGCACCTCCGAATTATTTACGTAGTTCAGCGCGAGTGCTTCCGGGGATAGTTCAACCGCGTGCTCGCCTCGTCTCAATATCTCTGACAGAAGAGCCGACTTGCCCGCTCCGGTCCTACCTAGGACGATGCATTTTGCATCATCAGTATCCATCAAGGAACCTACGTCACCGCTGTCTAGAAAACAGTCTTTCAAAAATGCACCGTCGGACTCCGCGTCGGGCGAGCCTATTCCAGTATTGCGCCGAAACACGATCGGATTGGCCATTTTTTGCTCCCCCCTGAGCCTCGAAGATCGCGAAAATCAAACGGTAGCTTGACGCAAGCTCGGAAACATATATGAGTTCCGGCGTTTGATACTCCGCGAGACTGTCGCAATGGGCCAAACCTCATGGCAACTTTAGCCAAGGTTTGGCCCCATCGGACTCAAGCTGCCAGAAGCTCCCACATGTTCGCAATCTCTAATTAACTCGTTGCGCGTGTTTTTTTGTCTCTTCCACAATTTGTGAGGGGAAGAACACAAGCTAGATCATTCGCGAAATGGATTAGTCTGACTTTGTCCGCGTAGTTAAGTGTCTTATCGCGTTCTAGTATCCCTTTGCGTGAGCTTCCCGGAGAGTTCGCCACGCATACGCCGCAGCCAGGCTGACCACTCCGTTACCGGCCGCGTCGGATCGGTCCATCCGATCGGCCATCCCATGATCCAGTCCGAAAAGTTCGGGTTGAAGGTCAGGTCGCCGGTCGAGGATCGGTGACCAGCGTTCAAACTCAGATGGAGCGGGCGGGAAGATGGGAAGCTGAAAGGCCGCGTCGGCGTTGCACCGCAGGCTTTCATCAAGAGCCATATCTGGGTCCAGAGCCTCGCAGCCTTGCCGATCCCGAACTGTGATCCAGCTGCGGCCGCATCGTCCCGCATTTTGAAGCAATTGTTCACCAGCTCCATCTCGATCTTCGTGCAGTAGATCGATTTTGTCGGCGTGGGCCACAATGAAGAGCCGCCGACGCTGGTGGGATGCGCCGATTTCTGCCGCGCTGAACAAGCCCGCTTTGACTGTAAAGCCCATTGATCGAAGGTCCCCGAAAACCGTCTCGGCTCCCAGGGACATATGGCCTTCGACGTTTTCGAAAAAGCACCATTCGGGATCGAGTTCTTCGGTAATTCTCCGGACATGCGGCCAGAGGTGGCGAGGGTCGTCTTCGCCCTTGCGCCGACCGGAAAAGCTGAAGGGCTGGCAGGGATATCCGGCAGTGAGGATATGAACCTTTCCGCGCCAAGGCGTGCCGTCGAAGGTGGTAACGTCATCCCAGATAGGAGCCTTATCCAAGGCCTGGTCTTCCATCCTTGCCACGAGAGTGGCCGCAGGGAAGGCTTCCCGCTCGACGTAACAAACAGTTCGGTATTCTGGTTCTGCAATGTGGAGGCCGAGTTCGAGGCCACCGACGCCGGCGCAAAGTGAGACGCCGCAGAGATCATTTCTGGAGGTATGTAGAGCCACACGAGTTTACCCTTGGTTGCCGCTCCTGGCGGTCGGTTAAGGGCTCTGCTGGCCTCAAATGGTTGATGGTGCCGCAACGGCGGCACTTGATTTCTATGTCGTTGGAAATGGCTCCCTGTCCAGCCCGAAACAGCAAGGCTGAACAGGTGCCGCAACGAATGTTTTGCATATCAAAAAGCTCACGAGTCAGTCACAAGGAACCCGCCCTGCAGGGTACGGGTGCGACGGTTATCGTGTGGTGTCGTCGGACGGGTCAGGACGCCAATCTATGGCCCGTCGCTTGGGGTGTTTCAGCACCCCGGCCACCCGGTCTTCGTCCGGGCGACTCGATCATGCCGCAAGCGCCATACGTGGCTTGTCACCTTCCACCATCATGATTTTCTGAAGCCGCAGCGGCAGGTTTGACGGCGGAGCCGTAATTCCGAAACCGGGTCGGATAGAGAAGTAAGTGTTGTACCCGTTCGGATCGATATCAGCGTCGATCAGGACATTGTGGAATACCGCCATCATCCACCCGCCTGTAACCTGGTCGCCAGCGCCGCCAAAGTGCAAAGCCGCGCCCACAAGCGTCCGAACAGAGCCACCCGATTTGACAACCCAATTGATCGTTGGACTGCGCTGCCCCGCCATTGAGTAGTAAAGAATGGCGACTGACACGCGTTTGCCCAACAGGGGCGTAAGCTCGGTAGTTCGGATGTATCGCACCATGCCCGCCGCAGCACCGCCGTTCGGCATCATCGAAAACGAGTGAGCAAAGCCCGGCCACTTTACGTTCGCATCTTTTGCTGCCGTCGCTGGAGCTTGAGCGCCCCAGCTGGCGGGTACAGCGCCCGTCCAGTTTGCGAATTCTGGATTAGCATGCAGGTTGGTGGCGGCAGCGAGCGGCCATGGTGCTGTAGCGTAGCCCGCAACCGGCGTCGATCCCTGGTAGCTGGCGAACAGGCAATCCGCGATTGCTTCATAGCCTGGTTCGTTGAGGTGAATGTCATCCAGATACCAGCTTGCGGGCTTTCCGGCATCCATTACCACCTGATGCGTATCGATGACCATGATATCGGTCAGTGACGAGCCTATCTCAAGAATTGCCGCCCGGACCTTGTCATAGGCCGCGCTGCTACGCCTTGGATTTTGGGTGGTAATGATTTGCGGTACTCTTGGCCATTTCAGGCAAGTCATACCGATGGGACCAAGAAAACAGGATTTTCCGGAGACGTATCGCACATCGCCGCTCGAAAGCTCAAAGCTCTGCATATTTTGGCCTTGATGCATGATGCAGAGATCGGGCTTGGGGATCGCGAGAGCGGCGGCACGCTCATCTGCAAACATGTAACCCGCCATGCCTCCTGGTAGCGCGGCGAGATAGATAGTGAGTGTGCCGCGCTTGCCTGTCCGGAGCGTAACAGGAGCGGCGTAGGCCTTGGGACCGGTCGCGGCGCTCGTTTGCCATTCTGCCCATCGGTACACGACCGCGGTGGCGTCGTGCATTTCACCGATGTACCGCGCCAAGCGATAGAAAATGCCCGTGTCCGGATAGGCGGTGCTGTCGCCATTGATATGAAGCGTGACGTTTTCCCCGGCATCGAGCTTGGCGCGCATAGGGGACCACGCGTTTGTGACGGTAACGTCGATCGTCAGCACCCCCACAACCAAACGTGTGGCGGATGCTGCGCTCACCTTTACGGAAATTGTCGGCGTCTGCTTTCGGTCAAGGCGGGTGAGACCGGCGACAAGATCATTGCCTGCGATCGATACCCTTCCACCAGCGTCGTCCAGAAGCTGGAAGGTCCACGGATTACCGTGACCGCCATTGACAGCAATGCTGCCGATAACGGCGCCGGTCTGTATAGCTTCATCAACGAAGGTCCGGGAAAGAACAATGCGTGCATCTGCTGTCGGGAGCGATGTGCCGAAAGAATCCGCAAGAGAAATAATTGTGTTGTTCAATTCTCGACGCTCCAAACAATGAGGCGCTGAGCTTTCTCATTTTTATGCCAGATTAATTTCAGTTGGGGGACGGTTTTTGAAACGGCGATAAAGGTTTCGCGGGCCACGCGGATGGACGCAATGTACGCCCAGGGTGCGGCGTCATCGATGCGGCCGTGGAGCTCGACGATAACGTTGCTATCCTCCGGCGCATCCGCCTGGACGACGGTGTTGCCGGTGGGCCGCCATACGTTGCTTTCGCCTTGGGCGGCGGTCGTATTGATGATTTGTGCCATATCTGGCTCCTTTAAAATTGGCTAAACGCCTGCCTTGACGGCGTGAGACCAGGCGACGACCGGCTCGGCGTAGGCGTGTCGGCCGTGATCAATGAAATGGACGTAATCGGAGACGGAAAGGGTCTGCATACCCGGAGAGGCGGTTGACTGGACCGAGACGCCGTAACCAGTCTCTGCACTCTGGTGGGCATACGCAGGCACGATCCAGACTTTTGAATCACCGGCAGCGCGCCTTTCTGCAACCAGTTGCATTTGGCGGAGGAGGGCGGTCGGCCATCTGTCAGTTTGCCAATCGGCGTCACCCTGAACTGATCGGGCATCGCCGCTCAATATGAAGCCTATGTGCGCATTCGGCAGCGCCGCCCGTGTCTGAGCATAGAAAACGGCAAAGCCTCGCTCGAGCTGTGCCAGAGTTTCTTCAGCCGGCCGAAACGATATGTCGTTGCGGATGAGATTGATGGATACGATGTCGGGATCAGCAAAGCCGAACCGGTTCAGATAGAACCGCATATCGAAGATATACCCGTTGTAAATAAAACCGGCCTTGTTCTGCTTGTCGGAGGCTGTGGGTTCCTTCAGGAACGGGTTTCGCAACACTCTGTCGGCCAGCGACATCGCGAGGTAAGATGCCTCGGAGCCGGCGGGCACGGGTTGAGTGCGTATCGTCCGCTCATAGGTCAGGTCTGACCATTCTCGGCCTTCACGACCTTCACCCTTGAAATCTCCGATAGAGCCGTTTTCGAGCGTGCCGATAGTTGTGGCTGTGTAACCCAAGTCCTGCATTTTCATCGCCCAAAGCTTTGGCTGTTCCTGCACCGTCAAGCTGTCGCCGATCGGCAAGTAGCGGACGATGCCGGAGCCCTGGGCGGGTGCCGCATGGATCGTGAGCGGAATACGGTATCGGGTGCTGACGGTTGCGCCGTGCCGGCGAACGTCGATGCCTCCTGCTGTCCCGCAATCCTTGCCGTCGATCACGATGGTTTCGCGGCCGGTGATGACTACCGGTGGTTTTCCGGCTGATTTTGGCGACGCATAAAATGTGACGGCCGCCGCGAGCAGTTCGGACTTCTGCTTCATAATGTTGGCAGGGAATAGGGGCAGGGGGCGGCCGGAAACAAGAAACATGTGGGGTGGGTAAGCCATCGCGAAGTCTTCGACATCGCCGGGAATTGCTCGATCTCTCGACGGATAGTCGGTCAACCCGATGTTCTGAACCCGCCTCGTTGACATGTGGTGCTGCACGCCAGTTACCTTCACCTTTGCAGTCCCTGCTGCGGGCGAGCCGATAAGGTAACGGGTCAGATCATCTCGAACGGCAGCATCGACCAGCACCGAAAACCGCGCGGCCCTGGCTGAAAGTCGCTTTTCCATGACGAGCGGATATGATCGGAATTGAGTCCAGTCTGCGGGATAAATGAAGAGATGCGGAGTGTTGTACTGATCGTCCGTATCTGTTTCCATGTAGCAGCGAAAGAAACAACGGGCGCCGCTCACCGGCGCTGCGAAGTTCATGCCAACGAGTGGACCTGCTGCATTGGCAACGCCGCGAGTAAATCCCAGTGCGAGAAGGTTTGGTTCAACGATATCGGTGACCGTTCCCACTTTCGAAGGCATCAAGTCGATGTTCTTACCGAATATGCATTGGTTCTCACCAAGATGGTCGGAAGGACGTTGCCAGTCGAACGATGACGTAATCGTAGAGCCGAGCACCGACCCAATGACGAAAACGCGATCGAGCGCCCGGAGTTTGAGGTCAAATCCCTCGCCAATCCCGTCAGTGATTTCGAAAGTGTTGGTGGTCGCATTGAGGAATACGACCTGAAGAATGCCGAGCTGGGAATATTTGAGCGAAAGTTTACAATATCCGACAAGCTCGGCACATTCCGGGTTGACGGCGATGATGTCCGTTTTCCAAGGGCCGCGTCGAAGGAAAAAGATGCGGGGCACATATACCGCAGCGCCCCCGCCGTAAAAGTTCTGCGCATCAAGGATCACTGGCCGCTGAAATGCCATGGCTTCCGGCCATAGTCGTGCTTTCAGTCGGTCCTCCTCGTGTTCGACTATCGGAAATCCGATTAGCGACCACGCCGATCCTCCCCATATCGTGCAGATCGAGACTAGCTTCGAAGCAGCTCCTCCGTTTGCAGGGTCATTGTTGGACGACGTACTAAAGTACCGGCCGTTGCCCGCATCGTATGTGATCGTCAGCGGGTCAGGCGAAGCGGAGCTCAACGAAAATTTGACGTAACCAGGCAGTTCTTCCGCCTCGTCGTTGTCGACATTTCCACCTTTGACAATTGAAAGGGCGGGAAGACGAAGAAAAATCAGCTTTGGTACATAGACGGCCGGGCCACCGCCAAGCCTGTTGCTGCGGTCAATTCTGATAGGGTTCACCGTGGCCGCATTCCGCACGGTGCCATATAGCTGCGAGAAGATTGTCGCTGTGTCGCGATAATCCGATACCCAATGCCAGCTGTTGTGCCCGTCTACCCATCGATATGTTCCACGGTTCGGAACAGTGTACCCGCCGAGGGGGTCGGTATGCTGCCCATTGTCAGCGAGCACCACGGCCGTCTGCCCGTTCTTATTGCCCGCGCTCATCAGCGCGAGCGCAGCCCAGCTTTCAAACGTGCGAATACCAAGCGTGGCTAGCATGATGGAGTCGGCAATTGCAGGCGCTCCAGATATCTGAAGAGCCAGGTCATCGATCGACTGGCGGCATGTTGAACCATTGCGATTCACCAGCACCTCATCGGCAAGTGGTGTTGATTGCAGGGACGTGGTTTTGTCGCCGGCGTCTGCCATTTCATCTCCTAACGAATAACAACCGGGAAAGGCCCGGAAACCGGGCCGGCGACGCCGTCAGCGTTCAGTGTCACCAGCCAATAATAGTGGGTGCCTGCGGCAAGGCAGGTTTCCGTTTCCGCAAACAGAACTGCGCCATCGACCGACCCGACAAATCCAGTCGAGGCCGCTAAGGCGAAACCTGTGCTGTTATCCGTAGCCTGTATGCGGTCGGAGACAGGCCCGTTGCCGGCTTTCTCCGCGCCGTTCTGTGAGGCACCACCTTCCAGCCGCGCGCTGACGCTTCCCGCCGTGATGCCGGCAACGGTGTAAGCGATCCGGTAAAAACGGCCTGCTGACAGGGAAATCGGCTGCGAGATAGACGAGGCGCTGCCTGCCGAGTGTTTGGCGGCCCCGCCGGAAATCGACCATCCGGCGCCCGCAGTCCATGAAGCGCCGCTATCGAACCCGCCATTGAAGAGCAGGTTTTCGCGAGTGGTGTCTCCATCCTGAATTGAATAGCCTCGCGACGGGGAAACGTTGATCGCTTCACCGATCGCGTCGTTGGCGCGGTCGAGGCTTGCTGTCCTGGAACGATAAAGTTGAACCTGTTTGACGGCAGTGTCATCACCGGTCGAGAACATGATGGTAGCGCCACCCAATAAAGCGCCAATTGAGACCGTCGATGGATCGATCGCTCTGGGCAGAGGCGCGTCGTCGTTGCCAATGGAGACGGTGACCACGGACGTATATCCGCCGCGAACACCAGACGGTGAAATCGCCGCGGCTTTAATCTGGACCGGATCGTTTGTTTTAAATCCGGTCACCAATTGGCCACCGTTTGAGACGGCGAATTCGACGGCAGTCCAGTTGGCGGCGCCAACGAGACGGTATTCCAGACGATATCTTGCCGTGACGACAGGACCGGAGCCGGGCACGAGCTGCACTTCGAGACCACCCGCCTGACCTGTACCGTTAAGGCCGGTCCGGACGAGCACTATCCGTGGCGCGGGGGGCGCTGTGCGTGCATCGCCGACTTCGTTTCCAACCCGGCCGGTCCATGCCGGCGCTCTTTCTTCATCGGTCAGTTCGTCGATGATGGGCGCAGCATCCACCAGCCGAAAGACCGACGATTCGTTGCGGCCGGCCTCAACACCGGTGATAATGAGTGGTCTGCTTTCGGTACTGACCGGCCCGAAGTGGACGATTTGCCCTTCGACAGGCACGCCGCCTGTTTCGCCAATCACGACGGCCCGGTAAGTGCCAGGAACCGTGTTGACCCGCAACACAATGCTGTCGCCAATTACATCGCCAGGACCGCTGAAGACCCGGAACCGAAGGGCATAGGAGCCACCCGCCTCCATCGTGACGGCCTCATCAAGTTCAACCAGTCGCCCCGAAACCGATTTGACGCGGGCCGCCACCGACAAGCGCTCCAGCACATCAAACGATGCCATGACGAGATCACCGCGCGTGGCGACCCGGGCCGTGCCGTCCTGGATCGCCGTGTAGGTGTCTGGCCTGTAGAGCGCCTCGTGCATTCTCCGGCGCGCTTCAACGTAAATCTCGGCCGGGTCGGTCTTTCCCGGCATTTCCAATGCCTCGGTCAGCTTGATTTCCCCGGAATGACCAGGCCACGGGATAATTCTCTCAGCCGGCTTGTAGTCGTTGCTTGCGTCGAGAAACGACACGCGGAAACCATCGGGCGGATTGAAGTAACCGCGCGTGACGCGGATTTGAGCGCTATTGCGAGGGCTTATGTGATCAATGACCCGGCTCTGCGGTCGGTCAACGACGACAGACCATTTGCGCCCGTCGTGACGAGGCGTTGCGCGACCCGCTGCGGCGATTTCCGTCAGGGTTTCAAAGAACGTCCTGTCGTCGTCCAGCACCCTGTCGTATTTCAGACCTTTGGCGGTGCAATAGGCGTGCCATGCTTGCAAGCCTGCAAAATCGACACTGCTGTCCGGTACTGGCTTCGGGTTGGCAGGCCCTTGCAACACGGCACGAAACAGCGATGCAGGGTTGCTTGTTTCGCGCACTACCCAGTTGTTACTTGCCGCGTCCCAATCGAGGCAGCGGCGAGAGGGCAGTGCATTGAAAGTCTCCAGAGCGCCATTCAACTGGTAAGTGGCCTTAACCCGCAAAGCAACGAGGGCGAGGGGCGCAGCCGGTACGAGCGGATATTCCGGCCGTATAGTCTGCAAGGCCAGCCACGACGAACGACTTTGGGTCCGTGCGGAGACATGTTCATCGGTGAGCCGTATTACCTCAACTGCATAACGTCCACGCTCTGGATAGGTCCACGAGTATTGTCGGTAGAATGCCTCAAATTTGGAGGCTGTAATGGCGATCTGGTTTTCGTACCACCACAAGTCCGATGGCCACCCCTCCTTACGATAGCGGATGCGGAACCAAACCGTCACATTGCGTTCTTCTCCCTGGTCGTTGACTGTCCCAAGGCCTCCCGGGAAACCGAGAATAATCGAGCCGCCCGTCGCGTCAGGGCCTCCGTATCGGATGACTGGTGTAAGTTTTCCCGGCTGATCTTTGATAACCCTACCCGCGTCGTCACGTGGTAGAGGCCGCACCAGTTCTACACCGATCTGTTCTTCAACCACCTGTCGGTTGTAAAGGGTTAGCGGGGCATCCCCGACGACACCTTCCCGTGTTTCGACGGAAAACTCGTCATAATCGCCAAGTGCAGTTTCTCCGATACGCATCGACCCGGTGGGTATCGATAGTCCGAACGGTCCGCCGTATCCGAATGTGAAAAGCGCTCGAACATATTGTACGTCCCCAACAATTTCCGTGTAGCTACCTGCCGCAAATGGTGGCGCATACCGAACTTTACCAAGCACGTCGGGCAGAACGCCGTTTGGCTCAAGGCGGTTCTGCCACCCGGAAATTGTATATGTCGGCGACCTTTCACTGTCTCTTGCCTGCTGCTGCGCATTTTTGGGTTTCGGCGGTGGTACGAGCGCGTTTATGAGGAGATTGCCCAGGGCTGTGACGCCCATACCGACCGCGCTTGCCACCAGCGAGCCGGCTATGCCGGTAAAACCGAGTGCACCCGCAAAATAAAATCCTATTGCGACGGCCGCGATAGCGACGATAATTCTCAGTACCGATCGTACGGCGTTTTTGCCTGGAACGACGCGGATAACAACCTGGACGCCTGGCTTCGGCCGGACTTGCGCCCAGAGTTCAGAGGAGACGACCGCGCGTCCCTTCTCCGACACGAGAACGACCCGTGTACGGTCAAGCTGGCTGGCGCCAAGTCCTGGTAGAGCGATTGCGACGATCTCTGCGATCGTCAGTCCCTCTGGCAACTGGATATCCACGCGGCCCGAACTGGGATCAAGGAGCGGCGCAGCAATAACCGGGATAAGGGCGGTCATGTTGTGCCCTTCTGAGCTTCAGAGTGTCTATAGAAGCCGCTTAAACGGTGAACCCAGAGAGGCGTTTCGTAGCTTTCGAGTTTGGATTGTTCGTCGCCTGTGACGTGCAGCATCAGTCCCGTGGTGACGACAATGCCTACATGAGCGTCGGTCCGGCCGCGTCGGAAAAGGGCGATGTCGAAGACTTCGGCATTGTTGACCTCACGCCAGACGGGTTTGCCACGTTCGGCACCAACCAGTCCGGAAATCTCCATATCCTCCGCCATTGAAACATAATCTTCGAGGTATGAAGGCAGGGCGATGCCGAGCTGCTCGAGATAGACGAGCCCGACCAATGTCCAGCAATTGACGCCCTTGTGAGATGCGCCGTTGCGATCGTAGGGTATGCCGACGTAGGCGTTCGACCACGCATTCATCGGTGCAACCCCGGAAAACGGTCTTTGGTGAAACGTCCGGATGGATATCGCTCGTCGTCGGTGTTCTCGCGTGAGAAATCGAGACGGATCGTGCCGGCGTCGATTTCGGCATTTGTGATCGCCAGGTCGCGGTACTCCAGCTCGATCAGCGAAGGCGAAGAGGCGAGCACAACAGCTATGTGAAGCGTGGCGAGATTGGTGAAGCTACGGAGAACCTTTGCGATGTCGTTGTCGACATTCTCGATTACGATGTTTCCGGCCGCCGGCGCATCTTCGAGATCGGAGGGCAGGATCGTGTCGATCATGACAAACAGGAAAGGCTCAGTCTCCGGATCGCTACCCATCCACGTCGATCGGGTGCCGTACATCAACGGCTCGTCGGAAAGCCTGACGGTATTGTCACTCGAAAGCCTCACAGGCTCATCAATGAGGGGATGTGTGATGTACATCAGCGCAACTTCGACTTCATCGGAGCCCACTGCTTCCAGCGATTGGCGCATATTGAGGGATACGCGTCTCATGGCATCACCACGATGTTAAAAGAAATCCGAAAACTGATGCCAACGGCGGTGATAACCGGCAGAGTTTCACCGAAAAGGCAAAGCCATCTCGCACTCATGAGTAGCGGCCTCCCGTCACTGCCGAGCAACTGAGCGCCATTGCCACCAAGTACTGGCCAGCCATCTTTTGTAGGGTCGGGCATGTAAAAGGGCAGCGAGCCCCCGGCAGTGTCGTTGTCATAAAATCTCTCAAAGACTTCGTTTTGTTCGCGGCTGACGATGATGGAGAGGCTGACCGGCTTGGCGACGGCCGAAAATCGGCGGCGGTACCCCGGAGGTCCGGTTTCTGCCTGGCGTTTCAGGCGTCCTTCCGTCCATGTCTTCTGGAAACTCTGACGCTCCGGTTTTGGAAGTGTCGCGGGCCACACGGGGATCGTCATCGAGCGATACCTCTTCTTCTGAGACCGTATTGACGGCCCAGCTGTTTTTGCGCCGCTCCACCGCGCGCAGCCAAGCCAGTGCTGACGGCTTCCGAAATGGTGAAGACATCCTGTCTTCCACCTTTCCCGTCGTTCTCCTCCTGGTGCTCCACCTGGTTACTTGAGTAGTTGTTGATGACGACACCCCGCGTCGCCTGCGGCGTCGAAACGGCTCCCGTGTCGCGAACCGCAGATGAGTAAATCGAACTGATCGCGCCGCCGTCGGCAAACGCTTGCAGCGGTCGGTTCGAATTTATGGCCTCCAGCCAAGGGCGATAGCGTGCCGCAGCCCTCGCATTCACCATGAATTCGCCATTTGACGCCCAGATCGGCACGGCGTCATCGCGCGGGCCACCGGGTCCGACGATCGAGCCACCGTCCGCGTAAAGCCCAATACCGGACCCGCCACCGCCGCCCCATGCCGGCGCTGCCGGAAAGAAATTCTTGCCGCCACCGAAAAGACCGCCGAGGAGGTTGGAGAAGAACCCGCCGCCGCCAGCGCCACCGCTCGATGCGGGTGAGAAACTGCTGAGATTGCGGCCGAACTGGTCGAAACCTGTCCCGAGGTTGCCAAGCCCCTTGGCGGCCAAATCGGTGCTTGTGGTGGCGTTACCCAACGCGGCGTTGAATTTTTGCACGTAGGCGGCGCCGGTCGTGCCGAGTTGATCGGCTACGGCACCGCGACCGACCGAGCCGGGTCCGCCGAACCATGCCTGCGCTGCACCGGAAGCCCCGAATTTTGAGGCATATCCCCCGAAAATCTTGTTAAAGACAGCGTCCTGCGCATTCGAGTTTCCGAGAAACTGTTGTGGCGTAAGAGACTGGCCAAGTGCCTGTTTTGTCCATGACGGGATATTCGCGCCCATGACCTGGTAAGCGCCATAGGCGCGGTCACCCTTTGCAGTCAAGGGACCGAGCGCGGAGTAGTTTCCGCCGCTTTCGATCGACTTGATGGCTCTTGCGAAGTTGGAGATCGTCGTGCCACCGGGATATTGCAGAATGTTGGAGTTGTCGTTGGCAGCGCCGCGCATCAGACCTGTAAGGCTGCCCGCTGCGCCACCCATGCCACCGTTGACGACGACGCTCGCGGCCGTGACGGACATAGTACCGACAGACTGGCCCATGACGTTGCCAACAAGGGATTTGGGGTCGGCGGGTTGCCGACCGAAGAGGCGCGAGAAAATGCCGCCAATGCCGCCAACGTCCGAAATGGTCGGGTTGTCGCTGCCAAGCAGGGCGTTCTTGATGGGGTTCTTGAACGCCAGTTCTGAAAGCAGTCCCTTTACCTCATCAGCAACTGATTCCAGGGCACCTTCCAGATCGCCGTCAGTCAACTTGTCGACGCCCTCATCGATGGCGCTGCCCAAAGAGGATTTCACCTTGTCCCAGGCTTCTGCCTGCCGTTCGACCTGGCGGTTGAGGGTGGCGAGGGCATCGGCCTGATCGCGGATGGCTTTCGCCATGTTCCCGTTGGTATCGAGGCCTTCTCGGCGGATGCGCTGTTCAGCTTCGAGGAGCGCGTTGGTGCGTTCCTGGACAAGCACGTTTTCCCCAATGAGCGACTGCTGAAGACGCAACTGCTCAAGCTGCTCCTGGTTGCCGCGCAGGTATTCCTGCGCAGACGCCAGTTTTTGCTGCTCGGCAAGAGCCGCATAGCCATCACGCAAGCTGGCGATCTGGTGCTCTAGCTGAAGCTTTGCGTCACCTTCAGCCAAGGCCGCCCCTGCGATCAGCGGGCGCAGGGTCAATTCCTCCTGAAGCATACGATTTGCGTCGGAAGCGGTGATCGCGCCCGAAGCCACAAGAGAATTGAGACGGGCGCGGGCCTCAAGCTCCGCCTGCATGTCAGCCACTTGGGCTTTCGCGCCGGCTATCGTCTCCTCAATGACGCGGTTACGGGCGCGCCCGGCGGCGATCTCGATGTCAGCCGCTGATTTCTCTTCGGCCGCCATTTGTACACGGGCGCGGCGGGCCTCCAGCTCTGCGCGCAGTAGCGGATTGCGCTCATTGGCAATCTGAATGTCCAGCCGGTCCAGTTCGATGGCACGGCTCTGGATGTTGACGAGTGCATCGAGCGCGCGTCTCTTTGCTTCTATCGCGGCCTCGTTCTGTCCCGCATCAATGCCACCAATATCTCGCGCACTCTCCAAGGTCGCGATGTCATTGCGCAGGCGCTGTTCTTGAAGGGCGCGGGCGTTGGCGGGCGAGGCCTCATACAGAGAGACGGCGGCAACACTTCTTCTGTTGTCCTCGGCCCTTCGGTTTCGCTCTTCGGCTTCAGCGTCCTGACGGCGCTTTTGTGCGCGCAACTCTTCCAGCCTTGCAGCATTTGCATTTGTGGTCGCGTTTGCGGGATTGAGCAAATCGAGAAAACCGAGACCAGAAGAAAGACGTTTCTGCGCCGCCTCGGCTTCCGCGATCTGTTCTTCAAGTGTCGGGCCGGAGATGCGCCGATCGAGAAAGTTGCCGACATTATCAAAGGCATTGCTGGCGTTCCGCGCAACGAATTCCCATGCGCGGCCAAGGGACGTTGTTGCTTCGCTGGCGTTTGCGAGTTGGTCCGGCAAAGCCTTCAAAAGCACGGCTTGTGCTTCGGACTGTCGGTTCTGTGCGGCAAGATTGGACGCATGACGCGCGGTTGCCGCGTCGATCAGGCCGTATTTCTGAAAAAGGGTGTCTGCGGCCTTGGCGGGGTCGGCAAACATGTCCGCCAGCATGGTGGAGGCTTCGGCGGCCGTCACACCGAACGTTGCGCCGAAATCCTTAGATATCGCGATCAGGCTCTCGAAATTATCCGAGCCGATCCTGCCGGTGCGCAGAAACTGTGCTTCCATCGAACGGGCAGAAGAAACCGAAATCCCGGCAGCGCTGGCGCCGGCCTGCGCTGCCGCCTCCATTTCGTCCCGGCTGCCGGCGACAGCACGGCCGAGACCCGTTGCGGCTGTCGCGACTTCCTTTGTCGAAACCAGATAGCTGTTCCAGGCTGCAAGTCCGAGCGTTGTTGCTGCGGCCAACCCGCCGATACCGACTGTCAGAGGCGTAATCAGCCGCGTCACACCGGACACAATGGAACCGAAATCTTTCAGTGCCGTGTTGATGCCGCCCTGACCGGCATAGAGTTGAAGAATTTGCGGACCCTGCTGGGCAGCGATCATGCTAAGAGGCATGCCCATCGATGCGGTCTGGAGAACATCGAATACCTGATAGCTCATGTTCTGACGGCGGAAGCGGTCATTGGCAGGCGAACTGGCACCCGCGCCGGTATCACGTCCCTTCTGGGCGGCGATGACGGCAAGCGTCGCCTGGCGCTGGCGAGACAAGGCGGCGGACATTTCGTCGGCCGAGATCGCGCCGAGCTTGTGGGCCTCGCGGATATCGGCCTGGACGGACCTGTAATTGACGATGGTGGCGTAAAGCGGATTGTATCGCGCGCGCAGGCGATCCAGTTCGGCCCCGTAGGCAGCGATATCGGTTTCCCGATCGGGAGTAACGGTCGCGCGGGCAACCATCGTTTCGGCCGCCCTTTTACGAGAGGCCGCCAGTCTGTCGTTTGCTGCGATAAGGCCTTCGATCGCAACGCGTTCTTTCGCGCGCAGATCGATGGCGGCCGACGCGGAGATCGCACCGACACGCTCGGCCTCGGTGATGGCCTCGACCGTGGCCTGATAACGCTTCTGGGCGGCAAAGAGCGGATCGAACTTCGCCTGCAGCTTGTCGAGTGCAGCGCCGTAGGCGGCAATGTCGGCAGCGCGGCCATTGTTGTTCGCGCCCTGTCGGTCAAGGCCGACAAAGGAACTGATCAGCTTTTCGACACTTGGGCGAGCGCGATCCGCCGCAGCGGCGATCGAGGTGACGGCGTTGATCGATTCTTTGGAGCCTGTTTTCGCGGCTGAAGGATCGATGCTGACACCAATCGAAACCCGGTAAGGTGCTGCCATCAATGCGCCTCACGATAGTTCAGATGATTGAGCGCCTCACGCTCCATCACTCGCAGGTCCGAAAACACATGGCGCGGCGATTGCAGGTCTTCGAGCACCAGTTTGCAAGCGGAGTAGTCGAGGCCAACGAAGATGATGCCAGAGAGTGTGGAGCCTGTTCTCCATTGCGTGCGGCATTCCAGAAATGCTTCGAGCGACTGACTGTTCACTGCCAAGATTTCAAGTTCCTGCGTTTCGATGATTTCGTCCGGTTCGAACGGAGCGCCGAGCTGCGCGAAATCGGCTGCAAGCGCGTCATCCACTACAATTGCGAGGGCAGGATCGGCACGGCCGGTAATCCGGAAAGCCCACAACCGTGCCGCCTCCTTCAGTTTCCCAGGCGGGCCTTGTCCTCACTGATCGCCTCGCCATAGGCACGGTCGATGGCAGCCTTGACGTTCTGGTAGGCAAAGACTTTCGGGAACAGTAGAAACGGCAGAGCTTCGCCCGCTTTGTTCTCGATCTTGCGCCAGTCCCTGATGCGGCGAAGCGCCAGTGCGTCGTCAAAATCACGCAGGCTCTTCTGGGCCGTCTGATATTCGTCGTCGGACAGTTCCGGCTTCAGAAGGGCTTCGAGCAATGCGGCGCGGGTCTTGCGATCGGCTTCCGCTTCCTCTGGTGTCGGCAATTCGAACAGCACCTCGAATTCCCGTTCGATAAGCTTTCCCGGCTGATCGGGATCGGGTTCGATCGGCTTGACGGGCCACCAGAAGGTCGGTTTTTCAGAAAATACGAACATGGCTTGAACGGCTTTCAAAAAGAGTTTGAGGAGAGTTTAAAGGTCAGCGGCAGATCAGCTCGAAATCGTCGAAACCATTCGTGACGCAATAATCGAGCGCCATCGAATAGTTGAGGATGCCGTTCCAGCTACCCGGCTCCGGTTCACCGATCTCGATGCCGGATGCGGTAAGCTCGATGATGTTGCCGGCCTGTTTTCCGTGCTGGAAGGCGAGCGGCCCGCGCGTCCTGGCCTTGGCAATCGAGAACCAGTCGATGTCGGCAAGCTTTTTTGCCTGAACCACGGTATTGCCGGTCGCGGATCCCGCTGAGATAAGGATCGCCTCGTCACCGATCAGGAACTGTGGCGTGACCGTATTGCCGATGTTGATGGAGAGGGTCTGCGCGACGGCATCCCAACCATGCAACTTCATGGTGGTGTTGGCCTTGGAAACCGGGACTGGCGTGATCCAGCCCGCCCGGCTCACGACCGGGTTGCCGGGAAGATCGGTGATGGTGCCAAGCAGTCCGGAAATCGAGAAGCGGCCGCGCGGAATGGCGGAGGATGACCACGTAAGGGTAAGAGTACCGCGTGCACCGAGCAGGATATGCCGCACCCGATCAAGAATGAAATAGATGCTCGCCGATTCCAGCGGATCGTCCGCGCGCTTGTAGCGTACATCCGTCGTAGCCGTCACCAGTTCGCGCATCGCGCAAACGCGGGCCATCGAACCCCAGAGCGGGGGTGTGCCGGGTGCACCGGAACCGGCAAGTTCGATGTCGCCCTCGATGGTGGCGTACATGTCGGTCAACATGACGCCCTGGTTGCCTCGAAAAGGCAACATCAACTCGCGCGACAGGCGCTGGGCAACGAGTGGGCGGAACGTCACGTTGGACATGATGATGCGATCGGCGGGAACCGGGCCTGCATCCACACCGTAGGTTGCCTCGATCTTGGTGAGGCATGCAAGCTTGTCGAAATAGCGGGGTGCGTTGAGCGACATGCGTTACTTTCCCTTCCTGTCGGAAGACCCAGACGTTTTGTCATCCGTCTTTTCTTCAGACGGTGTTTCGGTGGTGGTTTCGGCGGGTGCGGCCAGCGCCTCGTCGGTTGCCCTGACGAATTCCTCCGTGTCCGAATTGCGGACATACCGTCCACCCGCGAGCGGTTCGTTCATTCGACTGCCTCCAGATATCGGCTCGACTGCCACGTCATGACGTAAGCGGTGACGCCATTGCCCAATGGGGTTGCCTGACCGGCAACCAGTTCGCATGGATTGTTTTGCTCGCTTGGCTGCCAGCCCGCGAGCGCTGCTTCGATCTCGGCTTTGCCGCTGTCGAGGGTAATGATTTTCTTCCCGCCGCTTGCGTCATCGTGCTGACGCACGATAAGGGCGACTAGAAACTGGACGTGGACGACTTGGAAAAAGCCGCCCATTCCCAAGTCGTTTGGTTCCGCTTTTTCGCGATACGGCAGCACGAAAGCTGCGCCCGATCGGGGCGCCACGCCCTTGTCGAGGGCAGCCAGATTTTCGAGAGGCAGGACCGCAGCGAGTAACGTGGCCTTGCTTTCGAGGCGCGTGATAACGGACTGAAGCATCAGAGCCAGCCTTTCAGGTTCTCGGCCGTAAACACCGGTTCCGGTCCGACAACGCTGACGCGCCCATCCGGCGACGCCTGCGGTTCGGGTTCTCCCACGCCAACAGGGAGTTGAAGACGGCCGGCGCCGACATCCTTCAGGGCGGCGATCGCCTCTTTCCAGTCACGGACGACATGTTCGGGCGGGCCGTTGCGGTGCAGGATGTAACGCGCGATCGACACCGCCCAGGTGCGGACGAGATCGGGAACGGCAGCGAACGGAAGCGAATAGCGCACACGGACATAACCGTTGACGGTGTTGTCGGCGTGGACCAGCGCCGCCTCGACAACATCAGGGTCAGCGGTGCCATCCATGTCACGATCGGCGACCTGAAGGATTTCGTCAGTGCCGGCGCGCTCGATCAGGTCCGCAAGGGAGGCGTAGGGCATGTTACTCCCCGTTCTCCCAATCAGGATCGCAACCTTGTGCAGCTGCAAGCTCCTTGTGCTGGTTTCGCGTCAGAGGGAGTTCCTTGCCGGCCTCGAACAGGTCGCCATCGAGGCGCACTGATGTCGTGATTTCGAAATAGCGCTTTTCATCGTCGCCGGCGCTGGCGCGCTTTTTGTCTCGCCATTCTTTGAGGACCGCGTTTTCTTCCGCCAGTTCGCGCACAATGCTTGCCGGATCGGAGCTGTACCGCCACGATCTGAGATCGGGGTAGTCCCGCGCCACCTCTTTAATGACCTCGATCAGCTTCACGCCGATGGCGGCAATTGCTTCACTGGAAGTGTCCACCTTCAATGCACCGGTGGTTTCGCTGCTGGAATGACCGGCATTCGCGCCGGCTCCGTCAGCATCGCCCTGGGAGGGTGCGGTGAAAGGAGCGAAAGGCGCGGCGGCCGAAACCGCACCTGTCTGGTCATGCCCTTCGCCGGTCAGGTTCTGGTCAGCAACAGAACCGCTGGCGTCGGCTGGGCCGGTATTGGTCCCGTCCGGACCGTTCGAACCGGACGGGGTAGATGCCGTTGATGTGGTTGCAACGGCATCGCTCTGCGACTGCACTGCGTCGGTGTTCAAGGCAACGGGAACAGTCGCGGAACTCTGGTTTGATTTTGCCATTAAAGAGGGTCCTTCGGATTTTGCGGAAAGGGCGATGACGCCCATTTCGGAAAACCCGCCCGGACTTAGCCGGGAGGGTCGAGGCAATACCGGCTTGCGGATCAGATAACGTTTTCGAAGAAGTAGCCGAGGTCCGGAGCGGCGATGACTTCCTTGACGCTTTCGCCGGAGCGCACCCACTCGCCACCGCGAAGGCCGATCTTTTCGTCAAACCAGTTGCCGGCAACGCGGGGGCCGAACTGCGCCGTCCATCCGAAGGTGGGCGTTGCAATCTGGCTGTTTGCGCCTGGTGACTTGTGGAACAGGAGGCAATGGTTGCCCCAGGCGCGTAGCAACTGCGGCTGCTGGCCGGGCTTGGCGAAATTCAAACGGGCCTCACCGACATAGATGTCATCGAGTTCAAGCTTGTCGGCGACGGCGCGCAGGTTGGCCATTCCTTCGGACACGCCGGAAGGGGTCAGCGATTTCAACATGCTGGGATTGGTGCGCAGTGACGTCCATGCAAGACGACCAAGAACCGCGTGTTTGGGACGCACGATCAGCTTGTCGGCAGCCTGGGCAAATTGAGTGATCGGCTTGCTGTCGACATGCGACCATTTTGATGAGCCGACAAGCTGTTCCTTGTTTTGAGCTCCGTAGTTACCGGCGCTGAACACCATCCCGGCCACGCGCGCTTCACGGGCGAGTTCAACGAGGTCGATCAGCCACTGCGCGTGAGCCGAACGCGGATCGTACCCCTTCGGCGCATTGTTGATGTCGGCAAGCGGAATTGAGGCATCGAAACCGTAGTCTTCAGTGCGGTCGGTTTTTTCCTGCGCCTGAATTTCAACTACGTTCGGCTGACCCTTACGACCGACCTTGGCGTCGGGAACGGTCAGGAACTGTGCGAAATCGAAGAACCACCAGAGGAATTTTTCGGCGGAGACATAGGGCATCAGGCGAGGAAGCACCTGGTCGGCGATAAGCGTGCCGTTCTTATAGGCGTTGACGACGCCGATCAGTTCGGGATTTTGCGGAAAAGGCTGTCCAGCCATTGAAAGCTCCTGAAGGGTTGAGTGCGGCGAGGCTTAGCCCTGTATGACGCCACGCTGGATGACCGCCTTGACGAAATCGCCTGCGACGGCCGGTGTGAGGGGAAAGCCCGCCGTGAACGCGTTGACGCCAGCGGCAGGTGCAGCGGCCACGGCAGCGCCGGAGGCCCCGGCGGTAATCAAAGCGCCGGCTGCAATCACACCACCCGCAACGACCTCCGCAGGTCCAAACAGGACGATGTCGATGCGCTCGCCATCGGCCGCACCGCTCGGATAGTCGGCAACACCGGCAATGATGTCCGTAGGAGAAGTCGCAAGCGCGACAGCGCCTTCAGTGGGGGTGAATTTGACGAGGCGCCGGTGGCCGATGGCTCCAGCCGCAACAAAGGTTTTGACGAAACGTGTCATGAAAGATTGCCTTGTTCTGGGGGGCTTAGTTTCTTGCCTTCAGCCGGTTGAGAGCGGTTGCCGGGTCGATACTCTCGCCACGATCCTTGGCAGCTTTGATTTCGGTCTCGATTGCCGTCTGGACATGGGCCGGATCGGAGAAGTCGGGGCCATCACCCTTCGCCAATTCCTCGGTAGAGACTGGCACTGGCAGTTTGCCGAGGAGATCGCGGAACGCTGCTCGCGGTGACTTGGTCACGGTCTCATCACCTTCCGAAAAGGTAAGCGTTTCGCCATCGTCCAGTTCGGAAAACAGCGCCGTTGCCGATTCCGTCAGACCGATCGGAAGACGGCCGGCCGCAACGATGGAGGTGACGAAAGCAGCATCTTCGGTGGCGCGCGTCTTTTTGGCGGTTTCGGAGAACGTGGTCTCGCGGCTGGCTATATCGGTCTCACGCTCTTTCAGGGCGGCTTCGCGGGCATCAAGCTCCGCCTGCCGCTGCTCGGCGGTCTTCATGTTCAGGTCCTTAGGCTCGGTTTCAGAGAAGTTGGGGTGGACCTCTTCCACGCGACCATCGGCACGCAGGTCGGCGGCAGTCTGCGCAATCTGGTCAAGGTCCCATGACGGCACGATCTTGTCCGCCGTCTCGACGTCCGTGGTCTGGATGATGAAATCGCGCATACGGCGAAAGAGGCTTGCGACGTTGTCGAACGCCCAGGCGGTCCGGTACTCGGAAAACTCAAGCTCGATCGCCAGTTCGCCTTCGGCAAACTCGACCGGCTTCAGCCCCTTGATGGCTGGCGGTTCGGCACCAAGAAAACCGACATGGCGAAGGTGATATTTCCCGGGCGTGGGATTGCCGGTCTGGCTCGGATGATAGAGACCGGCCGAACGCTTGGAGAACTTGCCGTCGCGGACCATCTCCGAGAACGTCGCGTCAACCTGCTCGGGGATGGCAACGATGCGGCCGTCCTTGACCTCAAGTGACTTGATCCAGCCATAGGCGGGGCCGTCCTGTTTCGGATGGCCGATGACGATCGGCGCATGATGGAGCGCTGGGTCGTAGCTCGCGACGATGTCGGCAACATCGGTTTCAGCGAAGGTGAGCGTCTGCCCCTTCGCTGTGGTATGGGTGCCGGTGCGGAAAATTTCGAACGGTTTCATGCGCCCATCTAAGGGGCGACCGTGCCGTGCGTCCCATTGCCAAAAATGGCACGCGAGACGCGTTCAGTTCGTCATGCATGAATAACGCGGCTGGTCAGGGCGGGCAATAGAACCAGCCTTCAAAATTGAGGCCGTTTTGAAGCCCGTAGGCGCGGATTTGGGGTCTGACGTGAGCAACCGGGCATCGTCAGCCGCCGAATGCGTTCTGCGGCCTTCCGTGAAAGTCTGCTATCGAGCGTTGATCGCGTCCTGAAAGTGGTCCTGAATGATGTCCTGAATTTCGACCAGGTCGGCGTTGCTGAAGCCGAGGAAGCGTCGGCGGGGAATCTCCACCGATTTCACCTTGAAGGTCTGCCCTCCCATCGAGAAAACCAAGGCGGATGCGTTCTTCGGCCGGATGACGCCGCCCTCGTTATGGATGCGGGCATAGATGACATCGGAGCCGATTTCGACATTGTCGTTAGCGGCCTGATAGATGATCTGCGAAAGCCGCCGCGTTTCACCGCGAAGCTTGCCCGGTCCCTTTTTGGTGGTCGCATAAAGCTCGTTCAAATCCTGCCACGGTACGCCGTCAGGGTCTGTCTCCGTGATGAATCGGTTTTTCGTGACTTGGGTTTCATATTCCCCGATGTTCTTGAAAACCGGCAGAAGGTTACCGGCCGCCTCGTAGAGACGCTGCAGCGAAGCAATTGTTTCCGTGTCGTCGATTGTGATGGATTTTCCGGCCATCGGGCACTCCGTTGTTTCTGGCGGGTTTTGGTGGTATAAAAAGCGGGTCAGTCGATCGAGGCATTCCGGTGCCCTCCGTAGATCGGTTGACCAGGGCGCGTACCGGAAGGCGCGCCTTTATTGTTTCCGGTAGATCAAAGCGCCTTTCCGGTAGTTCTCAAGATAGTTTTCCGTCGTGTCGAAGCCGGTCACGGCATTCCAGCCGTCCTTCGTCCACTCGAACCGGATGAACAGGCTGCGGCCATCATCCAGTTCAACGCGCTTCAAGTAGGCGCGGCGAAGGGCAGCGCCAGATTTGACCGCCGCCCAGTCCACCCACACCTCGTCCGGCGACTGGATGGCATCGGCTAACAGCACGGCATATTGACCGCGATCGCGCTTTCCGCTCTTCAGGCCGACGACAGTACCATCAGGCATACGCTGCTCGAACAGTGACCGGTCGATGCTGATGATGCCACCTGAGGCGTCACGGTAAAAACCGGCCTCGTCAGGCCCGAGGCCGAAACGGGCAAGGAAGGCGGAAACGTAGTTTTCCGAATTGTCGCCGGTAGGCAGCAAGTCTGCCGCGTCGGCCTTTGCCGGTTTTGGCAGTGGTGGCAAGGGCAGCGCAGGCGCTGGTTTGCCAAACGCAGGGAGTGGCGCCTGCAGGTCGGTCGGTACCAGACCGTGCAGCCACTCGTGACCGACATTGTATTCCCAGCCGCGATCGATGCCGGGGATGCGCATTTCCGGCTGTCCCGTGCGCGGGTCGGTGTCTTCGTAGGCGTTAAGGTCAGGTGATGGATCGGGGCCGGTCTTGCCCATGCGCTTCAGGTCGCGTTCCGATCGGCTTTCGACATCGCAGAAGCAACCGAAGCCGTTTGGCGGGAACATGTATCGCCATGCCGGATCATCGGCGCGCAGCACCTTGCCGTTCCATGACAGGTGCAGCAAGCGCGGATGTTCGGAGCCGGAATGGATGTATTCCAGATACGGCCGGTAACGCATCACGTCCGGATCGGTCATCTGCTTCCAGCGGCCGGCCATGTAGGACGTGCGCATGTTGGTCGTGAAAATGATCTTCGATCGCCAGGCGCTGCGCTCCTCGTCGGTCTTGCCGTGCGAGAAGTATTTCCAGCCGTAGCGTTCGATGATCTTGTCGAAGTCCTTGCGGAACTCCTCGAGGCCGGTTCCCTCCGATCGGGCTCTCTCGATCGCGACACGAAAATCCGAGAGCATGTCGTCGCGGGTGACGCCGGCGACGGAGAAGGCCCGCACGTGCGCGCCATGCCGCAGATCATCCGACCGTCGTGTCGGCAGGTTCACTTTCTGCGACAGGAAGTCGATCGCTTCCTGAAACGCCAGCTGGTCAGCCATTGACGCTATCCACGCCTTCCAGTTGCGCAAGCAGCGAACCCTGCTCCAGCGCTGAAGCGAGATCCTCGACGCCTATCTGCGAAGACAGGCGGGCAAGGCGCAGGATCAGATCGTCGTAGTCCTTCGCCTCGGTGAATTCGGCACGTATCTGATCGATCATGGCGTCGATCGCGGGCTGGGCGATGGTTTCAAGCTGGTTTGAGAGGTCCTCAACGACCTCTCGGCCGCGTGCCGAAACGGTGCGGGGATTTTCCGCAAATTCCAGGCCGGCCGTCGCCGACGCTGCGGGCTGTGGCTTTCCATCGTCAGTGACCGGCGCGGGCTTTTGCCTCTTCACCCATTCGCCGCCATAGGTCTCGTTGACATATCCGATATCGGACGGCTCGTAGCCCATATCGTGAAGCTTCTTGTCGCGCTCGACCTTCTTGTCTAGGTCTTCAGCCTCGGAGAAGTCGCGCCAAACGTCTGGAAGGCGCGCGCCGGGATAGTTCAGTTCCACTATCCAGCGGACGATGGTATTTTTGATGGTGGCGCTCAGCAGGTCGGAATCGGCCTTGGCGATGGCGATACGCACCTCGTTATGAATTTCACCAAGTGAACGGGCGCCCCGCTCGCCGCTGTTGGTCGAGAGTGTTTCGCCAAGCACGGCTTCGCTCATCAGCTCGTCCAGGTAACGGCTCAATTCCTCCTGCAGCGCACCGCCGCCGCCGCGCTGCGCCTCGACCAAAGCAATCTTGACGTTTTCGGGTGTCACGATGCCGGTGTCGTTCGCCATCTTGCGAAGACCGGTTTCCAGCTGTTCCTGTCTCGTCGGGTCAAAGTTGCCCGAATAGGTCGCATGGACGGTAGGCGCAGCGTGCTTTTCCACGCCGCGCAGCCAATGGGACAGTACCTGCCGCTTGAACCAGGCAGGCCAGTAAAGAACCGAGCCGATGCCCACACCATAGGGATCATCGTCATCATCGTCTATCGAATGCCGGTGGACGATAAATTTCCGGTCCGGAACCGGCTCGCCGTCCATCGTATTCGACCGGGTGAGGACGCGCAGCGCGCCGTCGATCGTCATCCTGAAGCGACGCTGTTTCTTCACCCGCACAAGTTGGATGGTCCAGACGCCACCGACATTCGCCCACATGATCTCGCCAACGGCGAAGCCCTTCAGGACCGCGCCGAGCAAACCCTTGGTGAGCTTGTCGAAATCAAGCGCCTTCAGTTGCTTTTCGACTTCAGCGGCGGCTTTCTTTTCGAGCCGAGAGGGATTTTCCGGGGGCTGGACCTTCCATTCGCGGCTGACGACTTCCAGCTTGCGTTTCTGAAGGAGCGCGAATGCGTGCGGGTCCTTGCGGATTTCGTCGTAGACCTTGAGGCCGGCAACGCCACCACGGGAGGCAAGCACCTCGTCTGTGGGCTGCATGATGTTTTGAAACTGCGGGATATACGGATCGGATGCGACCGAAGCGATTTCCTGGGCGAGGGGTTCGGTCATTTTACATCCTCATAAAGCCGGCAAGATCGGCCCGGGGCACAACGGTCCCGAGGTCGCCGGTATATTGTTCTGCGATTTTCGAGCTGGGGCGCTCTTCCCCGATGGTGCCGACGCCGATTTCTCCGCTATCCTGCTCACTGGCATAGACGACGAGTGCGCCTGCGATTGCAGCTTCGCCGTGACGCTCAAAGCCATCCGTGCCCATGGTGCGCGCATTATCGGGCACCTTGGCGACACCCTTTTCCATCTTTACGGCGCGGTAGTCGGCCAGCACGTCGTCGTGTTTGGAAATCTCAATCGTGCCGTCTTCGAAGGCGGCTTTCATCTTGGGCATGTTCAGGATGTACCAAGCCTGCGACAGCTTGATCTCGGAGACATAGGATTGCCCCCACTCCTGACGGGCGGCTTCCGCATGGGAGGCACCGTTGCCCGTCGCGTCGAATGCGGCATGGAAGAAGCGCGGCATGTTCTGCCTCAACCAGAAGATAATTTGCTTCTGACTTTCGAACGGGACATTGCGCAGTTCCAGCATGAACGGGGTGGAAAGGCTGAGATCGGCGCGCACCTGGAACGGGTGGATAAAAGAGCCGTCGCCCGATCGGCCGAAGTCCTGGCCGAAACCCGACCGCAAATCCGGGTCCATCTGCTTGACGTACGAGAGCAACTCTTCCCGGCAGAATTTCTCGATCTCGGCTTGGCGAAGACCAGCCTTCCAGTCAACGAAACCGTCCGGTGCTTTCCAGCGGATAAGCGGGATATGTTCATGCATCCGCGCCGCAATCATGGTGCGGGGCAGATAGGAACCCGAGGAAAGCGACGGAATGCAGAACAATTCCTCGTCAGCGCCGGAGCCATAGAACTTGATGATCTTGGCGCGCCAATCGGCCTCAGCTTCGGGCGACCATTCTTTCCCCGTTACTAGGCAAATGCGTTCGTAAAGGCCGTCATGCAAGGCCTGGTCGAAGTCGATGCGAAGATGCTTGTAATCCTGCTTCCCGGCGAGGACATCCTGTATCTGCTCGTTGAAATGGTTCTCGTAGCCGTCGTGCGTGGAGCAGACGATGACCTGACCGCCCCACATAAGGAAAGCCAAAGCTGCCTTCAGGAGCTGCTCCAGATCATCGACGAAGGCTGCTTCGTCGATCATCACCACGCCCTGCTTGCCTCGAAGCGTTCGCGGTGCAGAAGACAGGCCGACGATTTCAAAGCCGGACGCGAACTTGATGCGGAACGCCTGGATGGAGCGCTCGCCGTTCTTGTCGCTGTCATCAAACAGATATTCTTCCAGCTCCATTGCAGCAGCTGAGAAGTTTCGTGCCCACATGGCGCACGCGTCGATAAACTCGCGGGTCATCTCCTGCGAATAGGAGATATACATGAAGTCCATGCCGCCCGCCTGGCGCGACATCGAGGCGCGGATGACGGCATAGGCGGCGCACGCCCAGGTGAGGCCGATACGGCGGGATTTCTCCACCAGGAGAACCGGGCAGAGCGAGACACTGCGCAAAAGGGCAACCGTGCGCTGCTGGTATGGCAGAAGCGCACGGTGCTTTTCGATGGTTTCCAGTACGGCTTCCGTCGAAAGACGCCGCGCCTCGGCCCATTGCTCCTTGCTGAGAGGACCGCTCATCCGGACACTCCGAGAATTTTGTTAAGGATTTCGTCAGCGGCTTCCTCGGTGAGACCCTTGGATTTCGCCACGGTCTTGACCGCATCTTTTGCCTTGGCGGCGAATTCGGCCTCGACCTTCTGGCGCCGTTCAGTCGAAACGCTCTGTGCCTGGGCGGCCGATCGCAGCGCATTGGCGAGCGACATAGCGCCCTTGGGGTCAATGCCGCCCGAACCTTTCGACATATAGATTTCGAAAACGAGCGTCTTGATCGCCTCGGAGGCGATGATCGTCAATTGATCCGAATCGTTCGGATCGTAGCTTTCGTAAAGAGAGCCTACGATCTGCCGAACCTCATTCATCCTGTGTGTGGCATCCGCCAATTTTAGAGAGTGACGGTTGAATGCCGAAAACGACGGGATCGTGAATTGCAGCTCACCGCGATACTCTTTGTCCAGAGCCTCTAGGTTGGCAACAAAATCGCGGTAAATTTCAGTTTGCGGACGGGCGTTCTTGTTCAGTTCGGCAGAAGCCGCCGCGACGATGTGGGCGCATTCTTCCGGCAGAAGCTGAAGCCCCGACAGGCGGCCACGTCCCATATCAGTCACCGCCTCTGGCGCTCGGCGACAAAACCCCGTCGATCTCGATCTTGCCGGCAAGGTGCAGCTTGCCCCGCTCGATCAGGCGCGCGATCTTCACCGTGCCCGCATCGACAATCATGACTGCCTGCATGTCTGCGAGATATTGGAATTGCAATTCCACCCATTGGCGCGGTTTGTCGATCAGCAGAAAGTCGAGCAGGAATTGCCGCATCGCTTCCGAGCTGATGGCCTTGTTGGGCTGTGCGTTCAATTCCTTCAGGATCGTAAGCCGCGCTTCCCGTTCCATGATTGTGTTCATGCTCATTTTTGAGGGGGCTCCAAAAGATATTCCTGAAAACGGTGCATGGTTGCCGCTATCGGCTTGATGCGCTCGTCCATCGTGTCAAGGCGGCCAAGAATGCGCTCCAGAACGCGTTCGATTTCGTGTGTGGTTTCCTTGCTCGGGAGGTGGGCTATCTCGTTTTCGAGCAGGCGCATTTTTCCATTAAGCGCCGAGATCGCCTCGACCAGCTCCTTCTTGTCCAGCGTGTCCTGCTTCTGAAATTCCTTCAGGTCGCCGGCCGTTTTTTTGGCGCCGCTTGTCAGCGCCACCCACACAACGGTGGCTATTGAAATAAGCGTCGAAACGATTCCGGACCACGTCTTGAGAAAATCCCCGTCCATCACCGGTCCTCCGCCTCCCGCTCGTGGCGGGTCTGGCAACCGATACAGCGGGTTGCGGATGGCATGGCGATACGTCGCTCGCGGCAGATATCGATTTCGCAGTCCTCGCATTGCATGGTGCCGGGACCGCGCAGAGCGCGCGACGCCTGGGCGATTTTCGCCTGCCGTTCCCTTTCCTCTCGCTCGGCAGCAAGGTCCAAGGCGGCATTGCTGCCGTATTTCATCGGTCGGTCTCCCGCGCAGGTACGTTGTCGATCGCCGCAACCGCAGATGCACGGCGGGCGTCACAGGACAAGATTTCGATGCGGTCGGCCGCCCATCGGCTGGCCACCTCTCGCTGCGACAAATCTCGGTCGGGGAGATCGCCCGCCACGCACGGCACGCGCGACGCTGGAGGCACGGTCGATTTGACTGTGCGCACCACGATGACGGGAGCCGGTTTAGGGTCAGTGGGGGAGCAGGCGGACGCGATCACGGCCGAGGCCGCAAGCGTCGCCATCCGGCAAAGCCGCATTTAGCATCTCCAGTTTTTGATTTTTTGAGGCAAGCGCGGCGATCCTGGCGGATGTGTCTCGCTCAAGCTCCAGCGCAACAAGGGCTTGCGCCGTCTCGGCATTGGCGACTTTGGCGTTCGCTATTTCGATTTCGCCGCGCCAGACTGCGTCGCGTTCGGCCGCCTTCAGGGTGATGGCCCTTTCCAGCATGCCGTTGACCGTCGCGACCGCCAACCAACCCAAGAATGCGGCGGCCAGCACCATGGCGCCGGCGACGATCAGAGGCGCGGCCCGTTTTGTCAGCGAACCCCAAATCATGTTTCGGTTCCCGGCGCCTCGCCCGGTGCGCGGGCGCTGGCCTCAAAATCCCTGCTGCCGTAGTGGCGGTGCAGGCCGAGCATGACGCCGATCTGCGCCAGCATGGCGGGGATGACCATCGGCGCGAGATCGACCGCTGCGGCCGAGCCGAATAACGCACCGACCAACAGCAGATAAATTGCTCCCCAAGCGCCGATGAAAGAACCCCACAAGTATCGTTTGGAGGTGCCGTAAGAGGGCTTCATGGGTCACGCCTCGCTTTGCGAGACGGGCGCACCGGAGGCTGCGAGTTGGACCGTGCCGCCGATCGGAGCTTCGCCTGTCCTTGGCCAGCGCACGCCGCCGTCAACAAGGCGGCTTTTTTCGATGCGGGTGATGTTGACGGCGTTTTTCTGGTTAGCCCCCAAAACATGATAATGGGTCCGATCCTCACCCACATAGAGCCCCACATGCCCGCCGCCCTCTCTCCGGAATACCAGAATTGCACCGCGCGCAATGTGCCCGGCATCGCCGAACTTCATCCAGTTTCGGGCACCGAGTGGATTGGTGGGCAAAGGCTCATTTGGGAGGGTGAAGGAAATCCATTGCCCCATGGCGAGACCGCACCAAGGGATGTCGTCATCGACGAAAAAGCTGGCGACCCAACCGCCGAGCCGCTTTGCCCAGGACATGATGACGGGATTAGATTTCGGGCCGGGGATTTCGGTCAGGCCGATGTAGCGCCGCGCCTCACGCATCCACACGGGTTCGGTGGGGATAGGCACTTTTTCATAGGTGATAACCGGGCTGTTGGGATTGTTGCTTTTCAACGTCCGTAGCTTGGCGATTGTCTCACCATCGGCAACGCCCGTGACGGGGAGATCGTAACCGCCCTGAAAACGTTTCAACGCAGCAATGACCTCACGGCCATAAATACCGTCTCTCCTGCCGCCATAGGCGCCGGCGAGGCGAAGCCGGTCGATCAGCCATTCATCAAAAGTTTGAGTGGTCATAAAAAGCCCCGTCAAATGGGGCATGAAGGCCCCGTTGAGAGGACTATTGGCGGTTTTGGTCCGGCTTATCCCATTGCCAAAAATGGCAGGGGGTCAGAACAATTCGCCTTGGCGGTCGTCCGGCCGCCGCTTCTTTTTGTGGTTTCGCACGGTGGTGAAAGAAACACCGGTTATCCGGACGATTTCGTTAATTGAATAGTCTTTGTCGAGCAGCGCGGCAATAGCGGACGCGCGACGGATTTTGGCGCCGGCGAGCGCAGCTGGAATGACGATGTGTTTGCTGCCCCATTTGGAGACTATCGCCTGTGCCGCGTCTAATCCCACCAGCTCCGAAAGCCAGTGGTCGGGCGTAGCTTTTTCAGGAATGTAAATCTGCTGCCCCGCCCGCTCACGACCAAGTGCGACGGCGGCGCTAACGCCGGCGACATCGGCGATCCGATTCAGCAGCGGTGTCATATAGGCGCGATCGGGAAGCTCGAGGGTGCTTTCGATCATTTTTCCGCAGCCTTTTTCACGCGGCGCACCTGTGGCCCGAGGTGGTTCATGACCGTGATCCAATCGGCGTCGCTCAAATTCCGGTGACTGATATTTTCGTTGATCAGATCGGTCACAGCCCGCCAGAACGCGGCCGGCTGGCGCGGATGAATAATCGCCCATTGCGCGCGTGCGATTTTGTAGCCGTGGCTTTTTTCGTAGAGTTCACAACGGGGATGATCGGATAAATCGACGCCGGCACGGGTCAGCATGCCCTTCATTGCCTCGATCGCGCCTGCGGCATCGCTTGGCTGATGGACAAACCGGATGTCGCTTAAATGAGGCAACTGGCGGCCTATCACAAACGCATCCAAGGCGCTGTCGCGGCGGTCATCGATGACACCGAGATTATAGCAGGCGATCCAGAGCGCGCGGAGTTTGGGCAGGTACTTGCCGGAAAGCTTATGCTTGCCGTCGCGGCCGTCGCTGCGAAAGGTCGGTCGGGGCGACGCGGTTTCTTTCGGCCGGTATCCGAGCCGCCGCAGCTCCTCCAGCACGGCATTTTGCTGCTCGGCCGTCATCCGCGACAAACGCGCCTTACCTGTCACCCGGTCGTAGATCGCGCGCTGCGCGTCCTCTTCGGTGATGCCCAACTGCCGAAAGCCGCCAAAAATGGCGCGATTAAGCATGCTCATCGCAGGGCTCCTCGATGTCGATTTCAGGGGTGATAAAGGTGGCCTTGAAAACCGGGACAAAAAAGCGGACGAAAACGAACTGGACGCACCAGCCTCTTGCCTGCGCCTTTTCCCAAGTTGCGGGTTTGCGGTACTTGGCCGAAATGGCCTGGGCGACGGTATCGCCAAATGTCTGCGGCTGGAGCTTGCCGGCCGGAGAGCAAAGCACATAGCCCTTGGAAAAGGCTGCGGGGATTTGGCGCCTAGAACTCATCTATGACCTCCAGCTCGAGCGGGTGGCAGGGCAAAACATGCCTGTCCCCTTTAAAAAGGACCTGGACGTAGTGGCCAGCGCTTGGATGCTTAGGCATGATCGTGCCGAGCCGGCCGGTCACAATGTGGCGGACGAGATGATTAACGGTGACCTCGACACCGTGGCGATTGCGGACATAGTCATAGCTCATGATGCGAGCCGTTTCTCGTTTACTGCGAGCGACGAATCCGGCAGTTTTGCCCTGATGTCGTTAGGGGAGCTGTCGTGAAAAAAATGCCACCGTTTCGGGAATGGTTTTACCGAGCGCTCACGGTCACATTTGTTTTCATCGCGCTTGTCTCCCTGGCGTGGATGTTTCTTGTCTCTGCCCCAACCAAAAATCCTAATTGGGCGGCCAGCGTCAGCAGAATTTTCTTCTCTGATCTTTATGTTGAAACGTGGCGAGACTGGCTGAACCAGTTCCAGAGTTTGATAGGTGGTGTTCTTGCCGTAACCGCCGCTGGTGCAACCGTCATGCAGATGCGTATCACTGAGCGAAAAAGCGACGAAAGACACACGCAACTTGTTCGGCTGCAGACCAGAGCGGATGCCCTTCGTGTTGACCGAATGATCTACGGGAACAAGAATATTATTAAGGCCGAAAGAGCTGTTCTTAGAACCGTTTTGGATACGGCCAAATTGACGAGACCTTATCCAGAATTTGAAGAGGATGATTTTGCTCAGTTTCATCGAATAGAAACCGCGTGCGCGCGTGCACTCTCTGCAATCAGTAACGACGAGTGGTCGCATGCTCGAGACCTTTTTCAAGGCAGTTTTCTTGAAGTTGCAAGACGCACTATCACCTATTTGGACAGCTTGAGGGATAAAACCTCGAGCTTTTGGCAACTGACGAAAGACCCCGCGTATATCCGTGTAAATGTCAGGAACGAGATATTTATTGAAACGGGTAGGGTTATCGACAGCCTTGATGAGCTGATCAGTGAAATAGAGAAAATGGAACGCTTGTACTTTTTGGATGCTTAAGCGGGCCACTATAATTTTCTCGTTGGTCAGCCAAAACACACTTTTGAAACGACGTGAGAAATTCGATTTACTGCAAAAGATGTTCGACTTCAGGGGGAAGCGGTGCCTGATTTCCAAAAAAAGCGCGTATACATCTTGGCTGTTTTGGTGTTCGGAGCAGCAATCATCTTGCCTGTCATTTTTGGCCTCCCGCGTGGAATCAGCGGTCAGGCAGGTGATGGCTGGCGGAACTTCATCTACGATTTTCAAACTTTGGTAACGGGGATTCTCGCCATTGCGGCAGCGTGGTGGAACGTTACAGCGATGAGAGCTGCCGACAAAGAGAACGATCGGCGTCATAAAGAGACGCTTCAGAATGCACGTTTTGACGAAGTGAGAACGATTGAAAGAGCGTTGAACCCTCAGGTCGCCCAGATTCGATCTGCCTTGGAAATGATCCAAGTGCAAAAAAAACAGATGCTGATGATCAACACGCTCGAAGGGCAACTTGAGCGAGTCGCTAAACACGCCCTCTTTATGTCTCACTTTGTTCGAACTCTCGAGGAGGCGCTGTCCCGGCCACAAATTCAGGACGGCATGCGTTTTTTCGACGGTACGCTGACTTACGAAATTGGCTCTCTTCGAAATAGGGTAGCTGACGCAATGAAGGCGATGACAATAATAATGGAACGTCCGTTTTATCGGACGTCTTTTGTAGAGAAAGCCGATATGGCGGTGAGCGATCTGTACCGTTTCTACGTTCGCGCAGAAGACGATATTGGCCCGGTCTTGGAGGCGCTGAAAGGTGTAGCGGCGAAATATCAGGTGAATGTTGTGGGTCTGGATCACGAGTAACAACCTTACGCGTCGGCGACATTGAGAGAGATGCGAACCCACTCCGCATCGTGAGATTCCCGGAAACTGAAATGCAGGTACTCTTTCGAGCCGATAACCCGCACGGCCGCATTGATGGCCTCCATAGCCCTCATCCAGCGGGGATCATCACTTTCGATCTTGAACAGTTCGAACACGGCGTCCTTGCTGATCTTGCCAGCCTGATCGACATTGAAGGCACGGGTGACGAGGCCACGGATTTCGGCGCGGCCGTCTTCCGTCCATTCGTTCAGGCATTCGTCGATCAGCCCTTTCGCGACTTGTAGCTGCGGGCCGAACTCGATCAGCTTGTTGACGCGGGTCTCGACGGACATCAACCCGTCGATGGTGCGGTATTTCTGGTTCCCGGCTCCGGCGCGACCGCGCTTGATGAGGCCGTACTTGGCCTCAAGGTTGCGATCGAACTCGGCAATATCGGCGCGGGTGTGCTTCTTGAACCTGCCCAACTCGGCCGAAAGTGTCTTGGCAAAACCGATGATCTTGCGGACCATCTGGTCTTCAAGGAAGTCTTCGGGCTTAACCAGGGCGAGAGGCGTCAGGCCGCCGTCGCCATTGGTGACATATTCCTTGCCGTTCACGACGGTGATGCCGGCTGCGGCCTTTTCTTCCAGAATTACAGCTTCCATGGGTTTAACCTCATAAATTAAAGTCAATGGGGATCAGGCCGCGTCGCCATCGGGCGGTGTAGCGGGGCTGGTGACGGGTCGAGGCTTGGGTCGAAAGACGACTACGTTGTCCTCCCCAGGCAAACCGGAACGCATGAGCCGAAGGACATTGCTCGTGATCTCATTCATGTCGGCGAGCAGCATCAGGCGATCCGCAAAGGAGCGGAGGGATAAATCGGCCGCGAGATTGGCGATCTCTTGGTTGGTCGCATGAACCGTCAGATTGCCAAGATGCGCGATCAGCCGCGCGGCCGTGACACGGTCCAAATGGATGTGGCCGTTTTCGGCCAGCAGCCCATTGAGGTCGGCCTGCAACTGGCGCAGATACACAGACACGGATTTATTGGTCGGCATCGTTTTTACGACCTCCAAAATTCGGGCGGATAACGTTGTCGGCTTGAGCATCCTGGGCTGGCGCCGGCATGCGAATATCCCCCACCAGCAGACGCAATGCGCCGATCTCGCGCTCTTGGATTAGTGCTAGATGTTGCAGCATCCGCACAAGGTGCAGGCAATGGCGGCCGGTCGAACCGGGAACAGCGACGCTTTCGGTGTCGGCGATGCCGTTGAATTTTTCGAAGTGCCTGTTCAGTTCGAGGAGACCTTCGGAGAGGGCGTTTTGCTTGGCTGCGGCCATCAAAAGTCCTCCACGTCGCGGTTCTTCCACGCCGCTTCAAGGTGCTTCCGTTCTAGCTTTTCGTTGGTGCCACGGATCAGCAGGTGAGCCATTTTAACGGTCTGGTCGATCTGGCCGAGGCTGCCGCCCTTCATGCCGATACCGATTAGATATTTAACGCTGCTAGGCTCAGCGATGCCCCACGCTTCGATAAAGGCGCGTACATCTTCCTCGCGGCCGGGGTCTTTCTTGAGGTTCTTGGCTACCCGTCGCAGGATTTGGTCGCGGCTGTTCGCTGTGCCTTCGCCTGCCGCCATCTTGTGACGTATCGCGGCGTTGCCAACCAGCGCGATCCCTACTTTGTAGATATCGGAAAAATACCGGAACTGATTGACGCTTTCGGCGTCCGCGTGTTGCGCCTCGTCAATGATAAGCAATGCCTCGCTATTGCTGCGCGACAGTCGTTGACCGATGGTGTCGACCAGCTCGGCGGGATTGAAAACGCGGACGCCCAGGCTACGCGACAGAAGGCTGAGAGCGCCGTGCACAGATTTAACCTTGGGATTGAGCGTTACCATGTGCACATGCGGCCGGCTGTTTCGGTAGGCGTTGCATGCAAATGTTTTGCCTCGTCCCGTATCGAGCGTGATGGTGACAAGGCCTGAAACCAGTTGAGCAAGTTGCAGTGTGGCATGGATTTCGATTGCGGCTCGGGTCCTGATAAAGCTCGGGGAGGTAGGTAACCCGGAAGCCATCAAGGCGTGTTCAGCGACCGTTTCCAGCCACTTGGCAACTGGCGTATTTGCATTGCCCAGGACGCCATCGAGGGTGCCGGAAAGCCATTGCGAAAACGTACTTTCGGGCATACCGATGCGGCGGCCGGTCTCGGCTTTCGACCAACCCTGTATCGCCGCTAGATCGACCACCTGGCTGCGCAGGTCGCGCCATGTTTCGACGTCGTTGGCGGGATGTTTCGCCAGAAACTTCGGCGTCGGTTCCGGTTGGTGCCATTTGGTGAGGCTTGCGCCTGTCATGTCATTCATTAAAATGGTTCCTCGTGGGCGCCCCGAGTGGGGCTTTTCTGGATGGCCGGGTCTTTTGCCCGGCCTTTTTTCAGGGAACCGTACTCATTACTTGGCGGCTCTGGATCGCCCCGGCGTCATGCCGGGGAATGCAATGATCGAGCTGTCGTCACCCGAAACGATGGAAAGGCCTCGCTGAAAGCGGGCTTCAAATTCTTCGTCGGAAATTGCGTCGGTAACTTCCTCCTGTTCGATTGCCAGATTGCCCGTGACGATGCGTGTGATGGCGGGCCGAACGGGTGCTGGCAGTTTGGACGGGGCGACCTCAGCGTAAAGTTCGCCGAGTTGCATGGGCGAGAATTCCTTGTGCATGTCCGCTACCGCCTTGGTGCGTTTGCGGAACGTGCGCCGGCGCTTTTCATGCTGATGGGCGGCGGCGCTGTCGTTGAAGCCGGCCCTGTCGGTGCACGGCGCGTCGCAAATAAACCGCCCGTCGGGGTCGTAGACTTTCACCGGCTCATGCAGCCGGTCGGGGTCGAAGCGTACCGTCAGCTCGCGGCCGAGCCACTGGTTGAGGTCGCCGGCCCAATAGGTGTTTCCGTTGAAGCGCACCGCACCGTTGACCCTGCTGGCCGTTAGCACCTTGGCCGCCAGCATCCAGAGTGTCCGTTGCGTTTCCGTCGCGCGGCGAACGATGGTGGCGGGGTGGCGCATGCTCTCTTCGAACGCGGCATCGAAACTACGCCCGGCCGCAACTTCGGATCGGCGGCCCGTGCGGGCATTATGTTCGGCGATCCGCTCGGCCACATGATTTTGCAGCACGTCGAGCGGCACGGCGCTTTTGCCGTAGTTTTCCGGCTTTGCGTCCGGACGGTTGCCGGTGTAGCAACCGGACATGGCCGGATGTTTGGAAATTTCTTCTGCGAGATCGCGCCAGGCGCGCTCGATCGGCTTCGATTGACCGGAGTAAGGCTTGGTGAAATGCGGCTCGATATCGAGCGTTTTTAGCAGCCCCGCGACCTCGTTTTCATCGACTTTAAAACGATTGCGCTTTTTTGCGCGGCCGGAAATCATCTTGGAAGCAAAGGCGCGGCCGTTATCCATGTAGATATGCTCGGGGATGCCGAAATCCTCGATCATGTCGCCGATGCACGCCCGCACCACATGCCACGTTTCAGCCTCGCAAAGCCGCCATGACAGGATTTTCCCGGAAAATACGTCCTGTATGCCGAGCAGGATCACACGCTCCGGCCTTTCCTTGTTCCACGGCGTCCAGACGAAAAGGTCGAGCTGGTGACCGTCGGTGTTGACGATCTCCATTGCGTGGAGGTGCGTTTTGGTTCGTGTCTGCGCGGGGTAAAGCTGCTCGGCGCGCTTCTTGCCTTCGCGGGCATAGATTTGCGCGGCCTTATCGACTTCGACATCCATGCGCCGACGCAACGAGCGTTCGGATGGGATCGGCGCCCATTTGTGTTTTTTGGCGGCTTCCGTCATTCGCCGGTAACACGCCGAAAATTTGGGTTGCTCAGGACGCAGATAGTCGGACTTCAGCGCGGCCCAAGCGGTCGGGTGGCAAAAGGCAACGGTTTTATCTTCTCCGGTCGGTGCGTAGGCAGGCGCTAGCGCCGCAAGCCAATCCTCGCGGTCAACACCCTTCAGACCGGCCCGCAGTGCGTAATATTGCGATTTCCGGATGCCATAGCGCGGCAGGATTGCGGCAAGGATATCCTCTACCTTGCTTGTCTGGCAGACAGCATGCGCGTTGGCGGTCATGGCCGCCTCGACGGCCGAGACACAGTTAAACCGCATCTGGCAAATCTGCTTTTGCTCGTCGGTCAAGCCGTTATAGGCCCGCCAGTAGAGCGCCTTTCGCTTTTCACGGGTGGCGGCGCGTTCGGCATTTTCGGCCTCGATGCGGGCCAGCTTTGCCTGGGCAAGGCTTGGCAACAGCGAGACGTGGAATTCGCGCACGGGTTTGGTCGTGCCGGCAACCACGCGGGACTTCCCGTCGCGATCCTTCCATTTTTGCTCATCCGCCAGTCGCTTGATGCCGGTGGCGTTCGACGGCATGCAGGGTAGGCGCAGTTCGACGAGGGCAGGGATCGAAAACCATTCGGCGGTCATCGGCGCGCCCTTTCCGCCACGCCGACCTGTACGGAAAGCAGCGCTTTGATCTCGCGGGAGACGCGTTGTTTCTCTTGCTGCAACAGGCCGATTTCGGCCAAAACGGCTTCTCTACCCACGAGCATGGTTACGCCCTGCATGGCCGCCGCCTCATCCCAAAGCCATTTGGCTTCTGTGGCGTGCGCAAAGGCGGCAAATCGTGGGATTGTCATGTCATGGGCGCGTTTGCTTTCGGCCGTCCAGGCATCCAGCATCGCCTTGCTGATGCTGACGCCGAGATAGAGCGACATGCGTGCGGCTATCGTCGGGCGGTCGTACTGGCTTTCGCGGATGGCGCGGGCCATGGCCCGTTTCATTTTCGCGCGGTAACGGTCGAGGTCGATTTGCTGGACGGGCGAACGAACGGGGAAAGTCGGTTCGCTGAAAAAGTCCATTTGCAGGGGGTCGCGTTTCATCATGCGGCCTTTCGTGGTGTCGGTTTGACACCGATGTGCTGCAAAAACTCTTCCCGGATGCGGTCCGACGCCTTCGCCCACGCACCCGAGAGTGTTTCCCATGCCGCCTTGTCGGGGTCCGGTGGCGGCGCGGCTGGCTTGTCCATGTCCAGCACCTTTTGCAGGTCTGGCTCATGTTTCAGCGCAGCCGCGATGCCCGCCTGTTCGGCGTCGGGCATGCTGGCCAGTTTCAGGAGGGTTTTCTGGTCGTTTTCGGTGGGGGTTCCGCGTACCGCCTGGCGCAGCGCCGGGTGTAGTTTTTGGCCGATTTGAAGCGCCCTGTAATATGAGGCGCACCCGATGCCGAGGCGCTCCTGGACGCGCTCGGATAGCTCTCTTCCGGGGCTGAAAATCAAATTCTCACGATGAGAATTTGATTTTTGATCGCCACCAGTTGTGATTTTTCCGTGCTTTTCCTCATGAATTTCGCGGAATTTTGCGACAAAAAGCCCGCGATCTAACGCCGAAAGCTCATTACGAAACAGGTTTTCGGAAAGCTCGATCAGCTGCGCCTCGGCAGCGTCAGCGGCCAGGATAATGGCATCAATCTCCGTCCACTGGTTGAGTTCCCCACCACGAATACGGTGCGCTCCCGCAATCAAGGTGTAAGGCGTCTTCCCGCCTTTCGCGGCAGGGGTTGCCCGTACAGTGACCGGATTGATCAACCCGCGCTCCGCCATCGAGGCTGCGATCGCCAGTGCAACGTCTTCGTCGACCGGTCGGGCGCGTTCGCCGATGTGGATCGATTTCAGCGGTATCGTTTTGAAACTCGCCATCATGCCACCTCGTGATACTCTGGCGGCTCGTTGGCGGCGGAGCGGATAAACAGCAGCGAGCGGGCGCGTTCCGCCATGCTCATGTAATGCTGCGCAAAACGGTCGCACGCCATGCGGCGGTCAATGGTGCGCAGCGCACGGTTGATCGCCTCACGCGATCGGTCTTCTGTTTCGACGACGCGGCGCTTGGGCCAACCGAATTCGCGGATGACGATATGCATCACCACTTGCCGGGCGAGGGCGGCGTCAAACCACTCATGCGGGGGGTCGACGATGTCGCGGATGGTGAGGTGAGGGAAGCCCTCTCGCACGGCACAAAGGCTGGCGTGCATAGTAGCTTCGTAGACCTGTTTTTGATCGTACACGTTGTACATGGAAACCTCGATCGGCACGGCGTTGAGGGGGGTGATACCGGAGCGGCGGGGGACGGAGCCGCCCCGGTATCTGGCGTCGCTCCTGGGGGGTAACAGAGCGACGATTCGAAATTTTACTGAGGCGCCGCGCGGGTACGGTGAGCGGTGGTACTGAGGATGCGGCAAAGCTCGGGCTGCATGTCCATTGTCAGGGAGCCGACTAGTTTACCGTCGATGTCACCGTCAGCTTCCGCAAGCAGGAGGTCTGCAAGCTTGTTTCCTGGTGTCATGCGGTTATCGGCATCCATCATCGTGGCCGTGTCACCGGCCTCCAAAAGCTCGATCAATGCCTGCTGGACGATTGTGTCGTCGAGTAAGATGGACGCCGGGCTATATCCAGCCGCTAATTTCGCCTCATTGAGCGCGTGCGCAGCCTCCACAATGATGCGGGCCTGCCTGATGCGTAACTCATCACCCGCATTGGCATTGACCTTGCCGAAGTGAAGATCGATTTCCCCCGTCTTGGGCCGTAAAGCCTCGCGGCTTCCAACGTCGCGCACAAAGCAATCTATAGCCGCGGCCTCATTGGCAGCCTCGGCTTTGACGTCCTCAAACCAGACGGCGAATTCGGTGCGTGTAGGCGGCTCTACGCCGATAAGCTTCAGATCGGCGCAGAGGATCGTAAAGACCATGTCAGCGTTCTGGTTCGGCAATTCGGCCAGATCGCTGGCGCGGCGAACGGCAAGGCGGGCGCGGATTGGTAAGCGATCGAAAAACGGTAAGGGGGCGTGGTTGGCTACGGACATCATTTTGCACCGCCTTTGCAAACAGCGTCTTTGTGATTGATCGCGGGGATCATGGTGTGGCTCCAAGTTGATTGAGGAGGGCAAAAAGGGCGGCTGACACGCCTGCCGACGCGGTACTAAAAACAAGCAGGGTGTCAGCCACTCGGCACACGCGATTGCGCGCCGGTATGAAAGGATTTCGGTCTATATCGTGCTGCTTTTTCGCCATTGGCGCAGACCCGGAAATCAGGGAGGCTGACGGCGAAACAGAACAGCAGAGAGATTCGGGAATGGCTGAAACGCAAACAGAGCGAAATACGAAAATCGCACTTGCCGAGGCGCGCATCGCAAACATCCTTTTGATGGAGATGATGGAGGCGTTGCAGGCGCGAGGTCTCATCCAGCGAAGCGATATTGCCGGTGCGCTTTTGCGGATGGAGTGGAGAGCTTCGGTCGCTGATGCGGAGGAAGAAGACGAAGAAAACATCATACACCACTCCGAACTAGCGAAGCTAACCATTGACGAATGGGAAACACGGTTCGGATTGCCACCAGAACTTTACACCTTGCGGAAGGCGCAGCAGGAATGGCTTCAATCTGGTGAGGGCGGACGCAGCCCGCTTTATCCCGAACAGGTAATTGAGTTGTATTCGGACGAGCGGGAGTAGCTGTGACAGCTTGGTAGGCTTTGCGGCGCCTCTCCTGGGCACTTGCAGTTTCTCGGTCGTCGAACCTCATTAAGCCGCCTCGCGCGTGTTGTCGGTTTCAGCGCGTCGCTCCGCCATGGTCGGCAAGCGCTTGTAGTTCTCCTTCGGCTGAGGCGTTCTGCGCGTGCCATTCCCGTGGTAGCGGGACCTCCAAAGAAGGTGCGGCCGCGTCTTGAGAGCTGCTGCGATGGCCCGCTCGCCTTTTATGTTCGGCTCGACGAGTGTTCGGCCTGCGATGCCGCGGGACAGCTCGTATTCCCGGTCCACGTCGCGAAGAGTAATACCCGCCAACAAAAGTAGGCGCTTGACGCGTTCCATCTCCTTTAGGCGCAGCTTCGCCGTCGCCTTGTCCGCAATGCGGTCACGGTGCATAATGGTTCCTCGTTGTGAGCGGGGAGGCCCTGTCCGGCCTCCTTTTTCATGGGTGATTTGGTCTTTATATAAAGAGAGGGATACCCAATTTATGGGTACTTGTAAACCCAAATTATGGGTAGTTTTCAGTGGGTGAGGAAAAAGCTTACTTAAAGCCTATTGGCGCGCGCCTAAAAGAGGTCCGGACCGCGCTAGGCTTCCCGAACAGGGACAGCTTCGCTGAGGCTTATGGTGTTCCCAAAAAGACTTTCGAAAAGTATGAGCAGGGGCTGAGCGAACTACCGACAAAGCTTCTTCTTTGGCTGCAGGAGAAACATAGCATCAACCTTACTTGGCTGATGACCGGCACTGAAAGCATGTTCGAGGTGGCGCCACCAACCGAGTTGCCAACCCTTGGTTACGACGTTGCGCTGTTGCAAAAAATCGGCGATCGGGTTGAGGAGATATTCATCCAGGTCAAACAGCGGGCGCCCGTTCGGTCGATGATCGCTGACACAGGCGAGATTTACAACGAATTGGCCAAAACCATTCCGGATGTAAAAGACGAGAAAATGGTGGAAGCGGTGCTGCCGGTAATCCTTGAACGCTTTAAAGAGCGTATCGCGACTGCGCAGCCTGGCTCCGGCAAACGCGAGGCTTCTCAGTTGTAAGGAGTGGTATTCTTATAATCTTGCGCTCTATAGAGTCCTTCGGGGAAATACTCAATATTACTCAATAATGATTAGTATTTTTGAATGCTTTTGTAGAATTGAATAATGATATTCTATACATTAAAGCGGTGAATGCTTTAGACTGAAAGGATCTAGTAGGGCGCTGGCCTGAGCTGGCGAAAAATCTGGACGTGTAAAATCCCGGCTGCGGTTGGATTTTTCTCCTCGACGTCAGTTTTGTCTATCTTGCTGTTTTTGCAGCGAAAAATGACCATCACCTAGATAAGGCCATTTTGGATTTATCTAAATTGGATTTTCGCGCCAAAAAAGGGGATGATTGCCGCGACCGTCCTAAAATCTTAAAGGGGGGTAGGTCGTTATTTATCAATCCTTTGAAGGCGGCTTAAAGGTCTCTTGGTGCTTTTCAAAGGGCGTCGGGATAGCCCAATTGCTTGTGGCGGTCGGCGCCGGCTGGTGATGCGAAAAGGCCGATCTTTTTGTCAAAAAAGGCTGGCGCAGATTTGATTCTGTTGTCTCGGAATCGCCTGAAATCCAAGGCTTTCCCACGAAATACCTGATGTTCCCGGATATTCCCACAAATTCCAGTGTTCGGTGTCAAACATCACTCATCCAACAAAAAATCCGACCAGCCATTCAGACTGATCGGATTGTTCATTACGGATTTTCAGCTATGGGGTCAGTCGCAGACCCGCATGCTTTCGGTGTGCCAGCCGCCATCATAGGAATTGGGAACGCGGCGGTCTTCGAACCAGCAGCGTGGGCGGGGCGGCGGTGGTGGCTCGTAGTAGCTGGGACCGCTGTTACCGCCGTTGGCGATTGCGCCGCCGATCAGGCCGCCGATAACGCCTGCAGCCAGTCCGCCGGCAATCGCAGCACCATCATTGTGGCGGCGGTGTTCGCGATAGGGCGGTGGGGGCGGGCCGCCACGGTCGTAGCGCGGACGATAGGGATAGTCCTGCGCGGCAGCGGTGCCGTAGGACGCGAAGACGCTGCCGGTGGCAACCAGCGCGGCAAGGGTTGTAAGAATGATCTTTTTCAT